GCCGGGGGTTTCCTTGGTGGTGCTGGAGGAATGTTAGGTGGTATTGGTAAACTTCTGGCTGGTGGTGCATTAGCTACTTTACTTTTCAGTGCAACAGATGCTAAAAGTGTAAAAGCTAATGTAGAAACTCTTCTTTCAATTGGTGAGGGTTATGAAAATAGAACTGAGTTTCTTAAAGATGGTGGAGCGCTCACACTTGCTCTTGCCGGCATTGGTACTGGCTTAGCAGTATTTGGTATAGGACAAGCTGCTGTTGGATTGGCACAATTTATCACAGATGAAAAGTGGACTGAGACTTTAAAAAATAATGTAAACAGTTTACTTTCAATATCTGATTCAATGGGTGGAAATTGGGAAATGCTAAAGGATGGTGGTGCATTTACCTTAGCAATGACTGGTATTGGAATTGGTCTAGGAGTTTTTGGTATAGGACAAGCTGCAGTTGGATTAGCACAATTTATATCTTCAGATGACTGGGCTAAAAAGGTATTAGATAATGTTACAACATTATTATCAATTTCCAATCTTGATGGTGTAGGTTGGGATACAGCTAAATTTGTTTTGGTTATGGGTGGAATAGCAACTGGTCTAGCAGCCTTTGCTGTAGGACAAGGTGCTGCAGTAGCAGCTGACGCTCTTGATAAAACATATCAAATGTTTACAGGTGAAGGTGGGTTTGCCGATAGAATACTATCTAATGTTCAAAAACTTCTATCTATTACTAGCTTACCAGGTGTAGGAGCTGATACTGCAGGATTTGCAGCAGTAATGGGTGGTATAGCAGCAGGTCTTGTTGCTTTTGCGTTTGGTAAGGGTGCTAACGTTGCTGTGGATGAATTAGATGCGGCATTTGCTCACTTTACTGGTCAAGAACCTTTTGCTGATAGAATTTATAATCAAGTTGCCAAATTATTAAGCATTACACAAATTCAAACAGGTGATGGTAAATCATTTGTTGCAACAATGACAGATATCGTTGCTGGATTGACTGTATTTACTGCAGGTAATTTTGTCGATACACTTTTAAGTATTGGTACAAAACTTTTATCATTTCTATCAGGTAAAGAAAGTCCAATTGATAGGGTATTACAATTAGCAGATAATGCAGAGAATCTAACTAAAGGTGCTGATGCTCTTCAAAAGATTGCCAGTGCTCTCACAGCTTTTTCTAATATTAAAACTGGTAATCTTGGCGATATAGATTTTGAAGGTCTAGCTAAGAATCTTGGTAAAGCTATTCCAACACTACAAGCTTTAGCAAAAGGTGGCAAGATAGGTGGAGGAATATTTGGTTTTGGTGAGATTGACTTTGGTAAGGGTATATTAGATCCAGAACTAAGATTGGATGAAATGGCTGATGCTATTGGTAAAATAAATTATGTTTTAGGAAGAACTACTTCACCTGTTTTAGAACAAGTCAATGTCCCACCTCCAACAATGGGTAATCAAAATGCATTTAATGCTGCCTCATCGTCATTTAGTACAATGGCTGCAGCAGGGCCTCCTCCAGTGGTCAATGTTAACAACAACAATGTTACTAATAACACAAGTGCGGGTGGATCAGGAGATACAAAAATAGGAGGCAACATTATTACATCGCCTCCTCAATCACATATTGACCGTTCAATGTACGGTTGGAATGATTTACACTCCGCTACACCTTAATCAGAAGCAAGCTTCTTAAAGAAACTCAAATCATCGTCATCTTCATCCCAAGGTGCACTAGCTGCTTCCTGCTTTGGAATAGAAGGAGCTGCAGCTGCCTTTGGAGGAGTTGGGAATGCTTCGTCTTCATCAGCAACCATACGCTGAGGTGAATCGCCTGCAATACCAATTGCCTTTTCCAAACGCATTTTCAATTCGTCATAAGACTTGAAGTGCTTAAGATCAAGAAGTTCTTGAAGTGAATATTCTGACTTCCAGAGCTTTTCAAGAGCATCATCATCTTGAAGAAGAGGTGAGGCTGAATCAAATTCAGACTTATCATAGTTACGATAACCTTCTACCTGACGAATCTTCAATTTGAAGTTAGCACCTTCCCAAAGATCAAATGGGTTAATTGCCTTTTCGTCAGCAAATTGAGGATGCATTGCTTCATTAATCTTATCAAAGATCTTCTTTCCATACTTAAACAAGAATACCTTACCTTCATTCTCTGGACGAGTAGGATCTTTAACAACATAAATGTTAGAGAAGTAAGAAAGACGACGCTTCTGCTTACGAACAAGATCTTTGTTTGATTCAATACCTGAATTCCAAAGCTTTGAATTATATTCAGAGACTGGATCTGGCTTATTGAATGTAGTTAGACTCTTCTCGATATACCAACCACCAGGACCTTGAAACCCGTGGTCCCAAATGCGAACGAACGGCATGTCTTCACCAGTTGGGGCGGGAAGAAAACGAATGATCGCATAACCGTTTCCGGCTTTGTCAACGTCTGGCTTCCAATAACGGTCGTCGTTGTTTGGGTTGTCTTGTTGGGGAACTGAAGAATTGAGCTTGTTGAGCTCGGAGGTAAGTTTGTCAAAGTTAGACTTACGGTTTTGTTTGAGTGCTTCGAAATTAATAGTCATAGTATTCTCCGTTGTGTTACGATATATTAATTGTATGATACGTTGTATATGAAATCACGAGAATTTATTTCTCAAGATCCCACAATATTTATCCTTTTCATATTCCAGGAAAGGATAAAGTTTCTTACTGTTCATAGCAATTTGTGGCCATAGAACAGGGTCTTTTATCTGCTTGTTCCAACTACCAAAGAATCGTACACAGTCTTGAATAATAATAAAGGATTCTTTGGTAATCTTTTTACGAACAAGCAAATTCAGTAGATAAGGATACCCACCATCATCGGGAACCTTAAAATTCTCATCAAAATTTTCTAACAAATGATCTATGTCAGATTCAAATGTATATTGTAATGTTTGTCTACGTTTTAGAAATTCATTATACTTCAATTGGTGATCTAAATTAAACATGTCACCAATCCAGAGTTTAGGAGACTCTGAAAAATTTGCAACCAAGAAGAGTTTTGGGTTTTCATGTTTTGATAATTTGTAAAACATGTATTTGTCTTTACGAACTTCAAATGAATGTTCAGAGACATTTGTTTTACCATTGTACTTTACAAAATCATAAGAATCGGATGTGAAATGATTTTTTAAAGCAACAAAGAGCTTATAAGCATCAAAAGGCGTCATATCAAAACTTTTTAATAAGGTCGGGTGATATTCTACCCATTTCCAATCCTACCACTTCGGGTTTAAGATGTAAACAAACATCCCCAACTACAGCTATTCTTCTTCCTTCAAATGGTTTAGTTGATTCAGGGTTTGCAATTGTACCGTGTACAAGATTTCCCGGAAAAGCTATTAATAAACCTTCTGAAGGATAAAAATGATAAGAATTAAAATTAGCTGTATTATATTCCCTAATCATATTTTTTTCACCGGTTCTTCCATCATCTAAAGAACCTGGAAAAATACTATTTGGTTTATGCATGTTACTGAAACTGATTACATCTGAATTTTCAGGAACATCAAGATAGTAAACATATGATATATCTGAAGCCATGTGACTGTGATATTGCATATGAAGATCTTTATGATCTATTATTGACAACCAAGTTTTAGTAAAATAGATGTCTAAAAGTTCTTCTTTAAACCCAAGACCGTGAATATAAGATCTTATATTATCAGAAATTTCTTTAAAGAAATCTTCTAGAATAGGTAAAGAATGAATATCAGTTTGACCTGCATATTCACCAGTTAACAAATCTTCAGTACTTTTAAAAATATAATTTGTAAGATTTTCTCTTAATAATTTATTATAAATTTGATGATTAGCCAATTTATTTTTATAAACGGCAGTAGGAAATAAAAATACTAATTCAGCTTCATTCATATAGGAAGTCTACCTGATCGTCTCACCATATTAAGATTTTCTGCTTCAACCTGAATCTTGGCTTTCAAAACCGCACTTTGTTTTACAAGAGAGGCGGCTGTTTCAACTTCAATATTATTGGATTCACAATAATGCATAACGGCATCAAAATAAGTCAAGCCCTTTACTAATGCTAACTTATCTATTTCCTTGACAAAGTCAGCAGATGATTTTACATTGGCAATTTTCATAATTATTCCTGGGTATTATTATAAATAATGTGTTAGTCGCGGACGGCAATCCCACTAACTCTAAATCTGTTAAGGAGATTCAGCATGAATAACACTAATTATACTGGCTATATTTATATTTGGCAAGATAAAATTGCCAAACTGTATTATATTGGTGGTCATTACGGTAAAGTAAACGACTCCTATATTTGCTCTAATAAACCAATGAAAAGAGCTTATAAATTAAGACCGCATACTTTTAAGTTTAAAGTGTTAGAGTATACCTATGGTGATACTAAAAATTTAAGAGATAGAGAACAATATTGGCTTAATATGATTAAAGATAGTGAGTTACTTTTAACTGAAAATGTTTTAAATAAAACTGTTCGATACTATAACGTAAAAAAGAATGCATCTGGTGGTAATGGTGTAGGTACTAATAAAGGCAAATCATCAATAGGAGGTTGGAATAGAGGGCTTAAAGGTGTTCAAATATATTCTGACGAAACAAAAAGAAAAATGTCTTTAAAAAAGAAAGAGTATTGGGCTAAAAAGAAAAGTGAGCCCGTTATTTAATAGGGTGGAACTCATACCCCAGACTTATTTCTTAAGCAGCAACTTTCATTGCTGAATAAGGAACGTTGTCATTGGATGCTTTTAACATGCCATTTAGTTTTGTTGCTTCAGTCTCGATCTTGTCTTTACTACACCTGTCGATCCTAAAATTTCGCCCCCATCAAAGATACAGCAAAGAAGATTTATTTACTGCTGACTCTAATCTTCTATCCAGCATCACTTCTGTATCTATGGTGGAGGCGGCGGGTACTGCCCCCGCGTCCAGAATGTCTATTCTACTAGACGTCAACGACATCAGCAATTATATTTATAACATGAAATAAAATAAAAGTCAACTAAATTCCATGCCTGTCTTTATATTGTTGTCTTACTTCTAGTAGTTGTTTGATATAAGGATCGCGTCGTTCTTCAAAGTATTGTGGAACATCCCCATCAACAGAAATAAGAATGACAATTCTGCTAATTGGAATTTGAAATCTTTCCTCATACATTATTGCGTAGGCAGCAGCTTGACAAAAGTAGTTAGTAATATAATTTCTATTTTTATGCTTTGTGGATGTCTTAAAATCAATAATAGAAAGTTTACCTTTCCATTCAGCAACACAGTCTACTGTACCAGCCATCTTTAAATAATCAGAATATAATCTTGTTTCTTGTAAATGAATATTATCAATGTTATCATCTATTAACTGTTTAATCTCACCAAAATTAATAGCATCATTGAAGTCATATTTACTTTCATCTATCTCAGCATTGTCAAGATAATTTTCAAACAAAGTATGCATGCGTGTACCACGAGTGGCAGCCTTATTACTTATTTTATTGGCTTCCTCTTCACCTACTTTTCGTCTCCATTGAATGATACTCTTTTCACTCATCAAACCTGTTACAGTAGTAACAGAGGGATACAATTCACCGGTAGGCGTTTTGTAGTACCTACCGGTGCCAGTATTTACTTGTTCAAGAACATCTTCTTCAAGGTTCCTTGGAAGGTGTGTGAAGTGCTTGCGCCGGGTTAAAATGTCCTTGAGCTGCATTATCTTTTTAATAATAAAATCTTTTACTAAACCTGATCTTACTATATCCTCTTCTACAAATTCTATACATGAAAAATACTTAGGCATTTTATTAAGTATCTTCATAAACTTATGGATGCCTTCCCTCTCATCATCCCATTTTAAATCAGTTTGTCTATAATCTCCACAGAAAATAATCTTGGAGTTTTGACCGACACGGGTGATGATTGTATTCAATTCTTGGTATGTCATATTTTGACATTCGTCGACAATAATTATTGTATTGTCAAGAGTGAGACCTCTTAGGAAAGATGATGTCTCAAAATTAATGATACCTTTTTGTTTAAGTATCTCGTATGAATCGGCTCTATTATAAAGTTGGGTACATATTGATTGATAGGGAGCTTCGTATACTTTAGATTTTTCTTTTATGGAACCGGGTAAGAAACCCATATCTCGCGAGGGTACTACAGAGCGTATTATTGTAACATTATTATAATCTCTATAATCTTCTATTTCAGTTAAGGCAAGATAAAGTGATATGAATGATTTGCCTGTACCTGGTAATCCATGAATGAGAAGATTTTTACCGTTTATAAATTCCTTAAAAACAAGTTCTTGATTCTTTGTTTTCGGTGTTACAGTTTTTAGTTCGAGGTTATTCTTAGTTTGTTTTTGCTCCTGACGCTTCTGTTGCTTTATTAGTCTTTTTTCTGCGCGAGATAGTCTTTCCATATAGCACCTCGTGTTACCATGTGTTGACGGTATTTCTCCTCCCACTAGCCTTCTTAATACGCTTTAAAACATCACGAAAACCAGAGTCAGGCTTTCTAAGACCTAACCTGGTTGGATCCGCTATGTGCGGAACAGAAAATACCTGTTGAAGATGAGGATTGTTTTCTATGTAGGTGTCAAGTTCAGAGATCGGCATTGATATGTCGAACTCTTTCTTTGTTTTTGTATCGTAGAATGTATAATTAGCCATTAACTACCACACCTTTAGACTTCCAGTATGCCTGGATGTCATCTTTATTTAGGGGATCCAATCCTTTAGATCGCATTTCTTCTTCAACTAAATCTTCTAAATGAGCTTTTTCATTTAGATTACGAGGGTTGTAATATTCATCAATAATTTTATCTGTTGTAACTTTGTTGCTATTAAGAATCTGAGACACTTAACATCTCCCTAAGTTTTGTTTGTACTCTTTTTAAAGCTTCAGGTTCATGCTCTTTAAAAACTACCAATGTTTCATGAACACCCTTTTTATGGCCTTCATACCAATAGTAAACCGCCACAGCTGCAAGAAGCAGTGTGTATAAAATTGCACTTGTTAAATTGTCCATATTATTCGTCGTCGTATGAGAGTAATCGGTCTAGGTTTTTAGAGCGAAGAGCATTATCATAATTACGATATTGCTTGTGTTCTCGTTCTCTTTTTACTTCACGGAAACTAACTGTTTCCTCATCTAGATGTCTTGTATTGTTTTTCTTTTTATTTTTAAAATCAGTCTTAAAGAATTTAGGAGTGTTGTTCATTGTTTATCCTGAGAGCAATCCTGGAAAAGCTGCCATTACAATTTCTTTGGTAATGCCCTTGTATGGGCATTTTTTATCCTTCATATTAACAAGCAATTTAGCATCATCGGGGCTGACTGCTTCTAACATTTGAATAAAAATTTGTTCACGTTTCATTTTTGATAGATTAGGATTACCCCCATCTGCCAACAAATAAAAACGAGAGACTTCGTTATGAAGAGCTTTAGGCTCATCAAATTTATTTTCATTATAAGGAGGGGCCCCTTCGGGCAATGAAAATTTTACATTATCATCAAACATACCTTGCAAAATAGATCTAAGAGTGTAGTTATTATTCTGCTTCAAGGCTTCAATTCTATCTTCTTTTTTCTTTATAGCGTCTATTTTAGACAACACTTTAGCTATAGATTCCATCTTATATTCAAAAGACATTAGAAATCACCTACGTTTTCCATCATGAGTTTAAGTTTATGGGTTATAAAATAATTAAACAGTTTACTTCTATCCTTACCGGCTTCAGTATCATATTTATTAATTACTTCATTTTTAATACTTTCAGGTACCATTGACAGATCAACCATGTGTTTATTACGCATGAAATTTCTATCAGTGACACTATCAAGAATCACGGCACCATCATTATAAATTTTATTGATTTTCTTTTGTGTCAAAGGACGTTGACGTTTATCTGACACGAAAGTATCATCATCTGAAAGAACATTAGGAACACCATCTCCAGCATCACCTTTTAGAATATGTTCTAAGAGATATCTTTGTGGATTATCGTGGTTGATCCATTTCTTTCTTACAGGATCATATTGTTTGACATTACCATAAGTTTGCAATTGAACAAAATCCTTATCACCAGAAAGAATAAGAATCTTTACAGGTCCATTTAGATCAGTACCATATTCTTTTACCAGTGAGGCAATAATATCATCTGCTTCAGCAGACTCAACCTGAATAACTCTGTAGGGAAAATTGTCTTTGATTTCAGATTTAATCTTATTGAAAATTTCAAAGACCTGGGTCCAGTTAATTTCAGACGCTTCACGGTTCTTTTTACGGTTAGCTTTATAATAAGGAAATACCTGCTTACGCCAATAGTTCTTGTCATCACAAGCAATCACAATCTCACCATATTCATCACTAAACTTTTGTTTATAAGAACGGAGAGAATTGATTACCATATGACGAAACAATCCCTCTTCAATGGGAATGTTCGTATGATTTCCAATCTGCATCATCAGATTAGATATCATTACCTGGTTAAAATCTACTAAAATCATTTTAAAAAGTTCCACACAAATCTATACTATAATAATATTATATAGTATTTAGTTTATGTGATCAACTGGTTTTCCTCTAATATCCTATCTAATTCTTTCTTGGCATCTGCTTCAAGTGTCACAGCTTGCTCAGCTAGGTCTTGAAACGGATGATGAAGTTTTTTTGTAGTGTAAACTAGAGCCTTGACAGCTTCTTCAAAAAATACTATGTTTTTGACTGAACTTTCATCAGGTGTAACTTGTAATCCATACGATGACAATACTGAGAAAGCTGCTTCAATGATGTCTGCACTAACTTCGTCACAATAATTTCTTCTCACATCTTCAATGTGATCAAAAGATTCATTTAGGTTATTGGGAAACCCTTGGTCAGCTTTTTTGGGAAATTGTATAATGTTGTCCATCACCCTACCGTTATAAAAAAGGGTATACAATCTTATTTATGGATCGTATACCCTCCCTTTTTCTTATTTGACAACCCTTAGAAGGATTGTATTTGCATTCATCCTGTCAGAAAAATTAGTAGGCTCTGATTTAATTTCATCCATAAGCTTTCTTAGAACCAACTTTCCACCATTAAGAACCTTCTTAACATACTCTTCTGGTTTACGACCAATACGCTTAGTCAAGGAAGCATCGCTATCATAGCCATCAATGCTAGCGCGCCGTATACTGAGGCCAGAATGACCACGAGCCCTGAACACACTAAGAGTTTTAGACTTAGTGTTAAAACACCAGAGTTCTTGAGCGCCGATAATCGTTGCGGGGTCACACGATTGTAATTTATACTCATTGGATTCCTTTTGATATTGAAAATGTTTCAACAACTTCTCAGTAGTTGGAGCTTTCTTCTTACGAGGAGCACGAGCCTTCTTTACATTACCTGCAAAACGTTCACAATCCTCAATAAGCTTGAGAATATATCCAAGCTTTGTCTTCATCTCAGCCTTTGAGTAATGAGTGTATCCCTCATTGTCACCTTGAACAACTTGAGCATATTCATCACGCAAAGGTTTATAGAACTCAGCAATCTTATTGGCGTGCTGAGCTGGAATCTCATTCTTCTGAAGCCACTCATAGATATTGACAAGCTCACCAGAATCGAGGATGGCTTCTACATCTCCAATAATATCAGATACACGTTCTTTGATACGTTCCTGAATATTAGGTTTAACTTTAGGTTCAGAAGGTTTCTCTTCCACATCATCACCAAAAGTCACAGCCTCTTGAATAACATTCTTTACATAGACTAGATTACTAGGTTCTAAATCACGTTTTTCATTAGAAGCCACCCGACACAACCACGCAGCTGTTAGAGGTAAACGTTTATCCGGAATACGATCAATTGTCTTGATCATATCTTTATCACTCTTGAAATATTCTTTTAGATACTGACGAGCTTCATTGTTCTCACACATAGTATTATACCATGTGAAAGCCTTAATAAGATCTACTTTAGATTTAATCACTTTAGGTTCATCACCTAGATACTTCCAATTGACTAAGTAGTTTTCACTCTTAGTTTTTCGAACAGTCTTAGGTTTCTTTGACTTTACACTAAGTAGAGATTTGGCCATTCAATTTCTCCAAACGATCTAAAATGTCATTCATAAGATCTATTTTATCCTTAGCGGCTGACTTACGACCATTATAAAAACCTGACGAATAGTCATGCATATTATACCAATCAGGCATTGGTTCATCTGCAAGAACCTTATAAGATTTTATCAATGTTTGTAGATACTCTTTCAAATTTTCAATCTTCAACTCTTCTACTAAATCCATAATAACCTCTCAATCACAAGATGTCCAGCGTGAACAAGCAGCATAATGTTCTCCATTTAAATATACAAAGCTAGCACGACCATTATAGCCCATACGGGTAGCTTCAGTATATTCATCACAATACTGTTTACACTCTTCTAATGTATCAAATGGACCGATATAATAGTCTAGTATACCACCTGATACCTTTTCATTATACACACCAACTTCTTTACCATTGGATAGTTTCTTTGCATAATTAAGTTGCAAATTAATTTGCATACACATCTTCCCCATTAATGAATCTGTGTGCTGTGTAATCACTGATTGAAGCTCTACAATGTTTTATATTATCTGATCCTGGGAAAAATGTCAACACAAATCCACCTGTAGAGACGCATGTTGAATCATGATTGCTATGCTGCCATGCAACCCAATTCATCCATTCATACACATCTTTCCAATCAGTAAACTTATCATGGAGGGCGTCATTCATCTTATACACAGCCATTGCTGTCCGTTTGAATGAGATATCATCTGTTTGTAGCATATCACTTCACCATCACTGAACGAATGAAACCATCTTTATCTACAGACTGAGACTTAAGCTTCCATCCATCTTTAACCAACACATCAATACGCTTACTAGCATATTTACGATTCTTGCTTGTGATTACATATTCACTCATATTAAGGGACCTTATATTGATTGAGGAATGATTCTTTGAAGCCTTCATAAAAGGCGCCGCTTTCAATGGCCTCAATTAGCATATCTCCGTTGCCGATTAGGGCATTTTCGTAGATATACTCAGCATATTCCATATCGAGATCGCCGTTATCTAGCATCACTTCAAATTCTTCATCTGTAATCATATTGAGCAGCTTTCTTCTTTTCCATTTTATATTCAAGTTCTTTTGATAGAATATACTTTGCTACATTCATCATCTTGCGAGCACGATCGTGCTGGCCGAACTCCATGACATGCTGAGCATCAGAGAGAATTGACATTACTGTCATCTCAATCCCTGACATCATTGTGGTGAAGCTCTTAATATATTCCTGCTCAATTTGTCCCTTAGACATACCGAACATTTGAAATTCTTCATCCGTCATTTTTCTCTCCATTCCTTATATTATTAATATACGATCTTTTGAAAATAATGTCACGATTTATCTGCAATGAGCTCATACAAAGCCGTAATAGCTAAGATACCAAATCCTAATATAAAGACCCATTGATAAGTCTGAATAATTGTAATAATTGCGTCCATTTGATTTATCTCCATTCCTTATATTATTAATATACGGTTTTTTGAAAATAAAAGCCACATAAAAAATTATCGTTATTTTTCAATGGGTTAGTCGGGAGTCTATTTTAAACCCTTGTTTTTATTGAGATTTTTCAGTTAAAAAAAGCTGTTATTTTTCAATAACTTAGGTAAAAAGCTAACCTATTGAAATCATTAGGTTTTTTTTCTTGTTGCTATTTTTTTCAAAATACCGTATATTATTAATATGATGAAACGGAAGGAAAAGTAAATGCCAGATTTTATTCATAATATTCTATATACTTTTACACCTAAATTTCATCTTTTTTACATGGATTCTACATGCGAATCTATGGTCTATAACTATAACACAAACTTCTTTAAAATCTTAAAAGAATATATGGCAATCAAATAAAAAGAGTTGCTATTATTTTCAAAAGATCTTATATTAATAATATGATAAATGGAGAAGTAAAATGACAAATATTGAATTGGCAGAAGCCATGCGTCATGGTCTCTTTGCAGATCGTAAGACGGTCAAGAAAGCCTGGGACGAGACTTTTGAGACGATCGAGCGCCTTCCATGGGCTCATCAGGCTGGTGTTACTACCGCGATCATGGTTCTATTAAACACAATCTCAAATCAAATTCTTGAAAATGAAAAGGCAAAGTAATATGTTCAAGACATTTACAGGACAGCCACAATATTGTGTAAAGCGTCTCAGGTCTCTTCATGGCCAGGGATATAAGATTGTCCGCTCACATAAGCATCCTGATGGGTCTGAGACTTATGTAATGGAATATATTGGAAGGAACAAAACATGACGCTTACCGATCAAGTTTTTGACCAAGGTCATCAAGATTATTTTGATGGTCGTGGATTGAACCCATATGATCAAGATTCCGAGCATGAATTTCACATGGCTTGGGAAGCAGGATACTTGTGGGGTCAATTTGATGAAGCCTTCAGGGTCATGGATGAGGAAACATCTGGTTAGGAAATTTTAAATGAAGAAGCTTGATCCAAGATTTGACCATCACGTCATTGTTGAGTTTAAAGATGGTCGCAAATTTGTCAGACAAAATCTATCTAAGAAAAAAGCAACCTCTGAAATAGATCGGTATCTAAGAGATAGATTGATTCTGGGTATTAAAAGTGTTAAAATGGGATCCAAATAGGATCCCATTTTTTTTATACCATTGATCTAAGGAGAGTTTCCCACTCTCCTTTTCTTTTTTCCCAATTATAGAAATAATCAAAATATTGTTTCTGAAAATCTAGATAAGGATCTGTATTTCCTTTATTCTTTTTCATTACCTTGATTGCTGTCTCTAAAGTATGTGCAAATTGAACAGCGTGAGCATTTTTATTTTCATTCCAGGGATACATCATTGCAAAATTAGAACAGGTCTCAGGCAGAGCTGCATAATTGGGACATACAACAAGATTCATTGCTGACATTGCTTCTATCACTGAAAGGCAACTTGTTTCAGGCCAGATACAAGGATAAGCAAAGATGTGTGATTTCTTCAGAGCATCTCTCACCTCATCATTAGAAACACCCCCATGATATGTTATCTGAGGATGGTTTCTACAACGATCAAATAATAATTTATAAGGTTCATCTCTTTGTTCCCAACCATATACACTAAAAGATGAATAAACGTCTAGGTGTATATCTGAATGGCGTTGTGCCAATTCTTCAAATACAGGAACAAGAATCTCTAATCCACGATGAGGAGTGGTATGATAGATAATATTAATAGTTCCATTATAAGGTTTAGTATCTATCTCAATTGGTTTAATAGCATTTTTTAATACTACACAATCTGAATAGGGAACACCAGAAACAAGATTATATAATTGCATTTGCCAATCCGACACAGCAACTATCTTATCAAAACGTTTACGTTGTATAGGGTCTTTAAGATGTTCTGATTCAGGATCGTTTGGCAAATCATGTAACCAAAGAATCTTTTTTTTACCTTCTTCTAAATCACGAACTCTTGAAGGTATAATTTGAAATTTATCCAGCAAATCACGAGGCAAAGAACTATGAAGACGTTCTTGCATAAGTTCAGTGCCACCACGGGCGTTCTTATTTAATTCATTCTTTTCCATAACAAAAACCTATAATAAAAAATCAATCTTGTTTCTTAAAGATTGATCCAGGTAACTTCAATTCAACTTTTTCATCTTGAAGCCCAATGAGAAGGCGGGCAGCAAAAGATATCAAACTCCATGCGCAGAAACCCAATACAACAGAAGTTGCAATTAGGTTATCTGAGGAAGAACTCCAGTGCAACCACTCAATTGCAACAGGTGCAAATATCACAGCTGCTAACACACTTAGTCCTGATCTTATTGCTGCATCCCAAACATTACAAGGCGTATAAAAGGCCATGAATGATACTCCACCAAGAAGACCGCCTAGACCAGAAATAAATTTAGCCATTAGCGGGGTCATAATTGGATCCGACATGATTGTTCCTAGTATTAATATGGGTATTACTATTATTTATTAATACTAATAATTGAATCATATCTAAATGAACGCCAACCTTCTTTTTCTACATCCCAAACAGAAACAACATTATCATTTTCTTTTTTCTCACGATCTGTCTTTTTTTCGTGAGGTTTAATTAGCTCATCCATAAGCGTACATTTCATATCACGCTCAGAACCATCTGTTTTTGTAAATTTTACATTTACAACACCATGCTTAAGCATATTTTGAATATTGGTTTTAGAGAGCTCCATCACCATGTCCACCACTTGTTTCCTCCAAATATGCTTTCAATTCTTCATAACCACCAATTCTTTTACCGTCTACTACGACAATAGGAACTGTTCTTACACCCGGAAACATTTCAGTAATCTCATTAATACCAATATCTTCACCAACAATTGAATAACTATAATTCATTCCATATTGATTTAATATTTGTTTTGCTGCAACACACCAATTGCAATTTGGTCTTCCATACACTTCAATCATTTGACATCCTTATACCTGTATCTTTATCTGATCTCTTCCATGGACCAAAAGCAGCAGGATGATTTCCCTCGACGCGGATGAATCTTTTATTAGTTTCATTTTTATTTGGGTTTGGAATGGTAACCATGGTACGTTTACCCCTTGCCCAGAACTTAAGCTTAGCTTCAAGTTTATCAATTTCAGTTCTATCTCTTTTAATAGCTTTTCTCAATTTATCAGAAACACTATTACGTTCACCTTTGGAGGTGTACTTTGTTCTTTTACTTACTGCCATAATCAATCCTCTGCTGCAACTTCAATAATGTTCTTTTCAACTACACCCATGCAACATATACATTTAAAATAAACCATACTTGCACGGGGGTTCTTACCATTTAATGCAAAATTTGTGAGAACTAAGGATCTGTTACCTGAACCACATTTTGGACAATTGCCGACAACTACAGGTACATTACTACCTTGTTCAGCACAGACCCTTATTTGTTCATCACTTCTTTGCATTCTTCTTTGTATTCTTTGCTTTTGCCTTAGGTGCAGTTTCTTTTGCTTTCTTGGTTGGTTTGGATTCAACCTTGATTGCTTCTGCTAACTTCTGTTCTACTTCTTTAAGTTCTGCTGTTGCTACTGTTTCTACTTTAGCAACAGTTGTTTTTACTTCTACTTGTTTTACTTCTTCTTTAGTACTGTTAAGTCCAACACCGAAGAATTCTTTAAGCCAATTCAATAACATTTTTTAACTCCTGTTCATGTCCATATTTACAAATAAAATAGCTGTCAATTATGTCAGAAGAAGGATTCCATTGTTTATCTGTTAATGATAATTTCTTCTTAATATAATAGCCAGTATTTTCTTCAAATACATCTTGCAAAAGTTGCTTATTGGCGTTTCCTTTACCTGTCGCAAACTTTTTTATTACTGTAGGAGGAACTATAGTATAATCATAGCACCTTCTAAAGAGAAAGTGTTTAAGTAGTCCGGCATTCTCGGCTATGTTAAACACCCGACCTGTTGATCCCATTGAGTATCCTTCCATGTATACTTTGGCATCTTCAGGAATCTTTGATACTGCCCATTTAGCAATATTATAATATCTTTGTTCGTCACTATAGTAATCTTCGTGTAAATCGCCTTGTATATTGTCAAAATCAATATTTAATTTTTTACTATCAGTCAAATAATAAAATTTACACTTTGAGAACCCAAAATTTTTAGAATCACAAATACATATACAAGGTGAAGTTAAACTATAATCAATTCCAACTATTATCATACAACTATTTATTCGTCGTCGTAATCAAAACTGTCTTCGTCTTCTTCGTACAAAGGTTCATCATCTTCATTATCCTGCAGATATTTTTCTAGGATATCATCAAACACATGATCCTGATCAAGACTTTCCTCTGCATCATGTGTTCCTACTAAATCAAAAAGTTTTTTATAGATCTCGGATCTTGTATTTTCTTCTTTGACTGATTCTAAAAGAACTTCAATTAATGCGTCCCAATCCATTATTTCTTCCTCTTCAATTGCTCTATAATTTCATAACGTTGATCATTTGTATATATGCGCCATTTTTGAATCTGTTCTAAAGTCCTGCCACATCCGATACAGATAGACGTGACAGGATCTAACTTACATAATTTGACGCAAGGTGTTAGAACAATTCGCATCCACCACCAACACAAGCAGCAGATCCAATAGTATCAACATCAATATACTTAACTTCTTTTAATTCATCTTCCCATTTAATATCTTGAATGGTTTGTTGAATTTTTTCCCATTTATGAAGTAAGTAAACATCCTTAAAGCAATATTCAGTCTTCTTAATATCACCATCAAAATAGTTAGTAGCAAACTTTTTAAATCTACGAACCCAATCTCTCTTAAGTGTATTTTGATGATTATCTGCTGAAAGATCTTCACCATAACCATTTGCAGTCATGCAAGCAAGCCAAAGATTATCAAAACACTTCAATGCTTCAACAATAATACCTGATGCCATGATAGCACCAGCGCCATACTTTTCAGTAAGCTGGGCTGCATTTAATACTTGTGTATTTGGTGCTTGAAAATAATCTTTATCCCCTGTCATAGGAAGAAAGGAAATACCAGCAAAGTAGTTGCGATTATTAAATACGTACTCTTCAATCTCATCCCAGTTGTCAACAATGACAGTATTAGAAACATTATGGCGTATGCCAGGATGAGCGCATCTTTCAATATTAGTTCCTGCATTGACCCAATACTCCTGAGCCTTCTTAATCAAATCTAAATGCTTAATACCAATGAGTTCATCTTTGAAGATAGAACCTTCTTTAGCAACAACAGGGAAAGATACAACATAATCAGTCTTACCTGATGACCATGCTGATTCTTCTACCATGTTAGGATTGATTCTCTTGATAAGCTTTGCAACCTCTGTATCTTTGTTTAACTGAATGTTACGAATATACATTGGTGAATGATCAGCGTGAATACCAGAAGCCGTCATCAATAGGACAGAGGCATTCCCGGAAGGCTTAACACAAGTAGTACGAGCAGCAGGATTAATCCCAAGTAATCCAGCCACTTCTCTATTTGTTTCTTTAACAATTTCAGCTCCTTTTTGTAGAATCTTTTCATTAAACAGAGTCTTTGGATTATTCATCCAACCTGTAATAGAAACACCGAGAAGTGCTTCTCTATCAAAGATGGCTTTAGAAGCAGGTGAAAGAAATTTGAAATCTGTATAACCAGCTTGTAATGTTCCTAAGATTGCAGCTGCACGGCAAGCCTTAAAGAATGTTTCTTCATTATCACACATACCACCATTAATCTCAGTTAAATTGCAACCTTGCCATCCTGATTGACCATCAATTTGCGGATACATTCCAATTTCAACGCATGGGTTAGTTGTGATATCCTTATCATCAACAAAGAAGAATCCAGGTTCACCAAATTGTTTAATTGATGTCATAAGGTTTGCAAATTGTTCCTTTGTTATTTCGTTGCGAACAATAACAGCAGAGTTATTAGAACGACCACGCTGAGGATTATCGATATACCAGTTACCAGTCTTAGCGGAAGCCATTTCTCCATCATCAGCTGAGAATAGGCAGATAGTAGCAGAGCGGCGAACACCACCAGCAAGAACTGCATCAGCAGCGTGCATAACAATATCATATACATGGATTGGCCTCAATGAAGATGTCTTCTCATTAAGAGTAAGACCGGTTAAAATATATTCAATACGATCAAGTGAGCGACGAAGAGGTTCAGGACCTGGTGCTTTGAATCCGCCAGAAATCTTTGCACCTTTTGGACGAATGAGAGAAAGATCAAAAGCAACCTTACGACCCGCATACTCAGGATACTTACCACCATTCTCAAAGAAAGAAGACATGAGCACATCAAGAGCTGTTGCCCAACCTTCTACTGAATCCTCTACAGTATGAAGCTTAGGTGATTTTGTACGATGAACTAATTTTGGAAGCTTACCAACATGATGAGATTGAACAGAGAATCCTGCACCAGCACCACAAAGAAGAATATAGAAAATCTCACCAAAGAATTCTGGACGATCTGCATAAGAAGAAGTACAATTATACATTCTCATTTGATGTTTAAATAGTTGTTCACCACCAAATTGAAGAGCACGTTGAGCACCAAGAACTAATTTTTGTTTATAAGCAGTTGCAGCCTCATCAATATAGGCCATAAGTTTTGAAGACATCTTATCAGCATAAAAACCAGAATGCATTTTCATAACACGGTTTACTGCCTCTGACCATGTCTCATAACGACCCTCTTCTTCTACAAATCTAGCATAACCTTCATAGAACTTGGCATCGGAAAGTAATTTCTTTGTATCTTTATAAGTTGCAACCATCTCAGACCTCTTCTTCTTTTTTTCTTAAAATAACTTTATTATCCTCAACAACCCATTCAAGTTCAGTTTCTACATTCCAGCCCATATGTTCGGCAATACCATCTAGATCAATAAAGTATTCATCTGAATCACGATCATATTGAAGAGTTCTCGTCCACCTAGTATATTCAATATTACTCACACTTTACTCCACATTTGTAATCTCATTTTGGCTGCTAGCCCTGAAAATGTATTCTGATCAATAATAGCTTGTATAGCAGAGCCGGATAGACCCTGCTTTAAAACCATATCATTTATATCTTTGTATTCAATAAATTCTGGCCAGATACAGACATTGTAGTTTTGTTCCACAGCTTTGTTAATCTTTTTAACAATTTCTTTATTTCGTGGTTCATTATCATATACTACTACTATTTTATCTCTATCCGCAATATTATTCAAGTTAATATCGGCTCCGGCCATTGCAATACAATTATCCAAGAATAGGCTATCAATTGGACCTTCTACTACATAGACTTTTTTAGTCTTATCAATAGTGTCTAGTCCAAATACCTTTTCTTTTGTTTCATCTAATATAATTGTAGAGTAACGCATGTTAGAGGTCTTACTAAGAGATCTTCCAGTAAAACCAAAAACATAGCCTTTAGAGTCGATAAATGGGAAAACGATGCGTGGTTCATCGAGCTTTAAAGCTTTGTCGTTGAACTTGTTTGGCACTATCGTATTTACCCAAGTATAGTATATAGGAGAATAGTAAATTCTAAAATGGGTATTGGAAGGAATATTTCTTTCCTGAACATAAATTTTTGCTGGATGATTAGGCTTTAACTGCGAAATCTTAGCTAAATCCTTAAAAGGATCAAAGTGATCTATACGTCTGCTAGAGAATTTTTCTATAGCAGGTACAAATTTTTCGTTATCTATGTTGGTATTTTCACCACCTGTCTCTTTTAAAAACTCCAACCTAAATTCGGTATAAAGAGAGGGGTTTTGTGTCTTAATAAATTTAGATAGTGACGCACTGGCACTACAATTAAAACATTTAAAATTAATGTGACCTTCATATTCATAGAAGTGTCCACGGGTCTTAAATCTATTTTTCTGAGAATCGCCACATACTGGACATCTAAATTTAGCATTATAAGGTTTAGTTTTAATAACCTTAAACTGTTCCAGTTGTGTACCAACTAATGATGCATATTTCTGTTCTAGCCACATTGTACTCATATCCCTAATCCTTTATTAGAACAGAGTTATTATACAACAGTTATAGAAAAAGGCAACCTTTATTTTTGCTCGTTTACAGTTTTCTCTGCATCATCATAAAATTGCTTGACGGCATCTAAACGTTCTTTACAAGCGACATTATTCTTCTGTATTTTTATGAGAAGATTGCCTACTTGTTTATTGGTCAGAGTATCAGCTTTAGGGAACTTAGTTTCCACGGGGCAATTATATAGATCGTCAGGAGCTTTGACTATTTTATATTCAGGTGCTAATAATTGCACTGCTGTTTGTGAACAACCTGTAAGTAACAAGGGTAATAATAAAATTAATTTTTTCATTTCTTTTTTTCACCATATACTGCATCTAGTTGTTTCACTATACTTTTCAAATAAGGTGAGGCATCATCTGAAACAGGTGTTGCTGCAGGAGTCTTAGGTTTAGTCTCCTCATCAGCTTTCTTTTCAATTTCTTCCAATTGTTTCTTTGCAGTAGCTTCTTGCTGTGCAATAATTTCTCTTATACGATCAGCATTACTGTTTATTTCACCAGTTTTTTGTTTAAACTCTTCTTCTTTTTTATTGAAAAGTTCTTGTTGCATCATATTAAATTTATCAGTAGCTTCATTCCATAAATTGTGGTCGTGAATAGCAAGCCAGGTAAAGAAAGAACCAGATAGTAAAACTACTATACCAATTATCTGTCCTATTCTGTTACCCATAAAGAAACTTAAGAATGCCATTATTTTTCCTCAGATATTTTCTCGATATAATTTGCATACTGTGTTATACTATGATCAGAAAAGTTATCAATCTTACCCTTTTTGAGACCATCTCTCATACCTCTGAAACGATCTTTTATTCTTTGCCATCCCGTTGGATTTCTCAACTTACCATATGCATTTAGATAATGTTCGATGCCGTGATGTTTGTAACCCATGATAGTAAAAGGAACTCTTGTAACTATATCGTTATTGTTAACCCATCTATGATGTTTAACACCCAATGAGTTAGCATATTTTGGCCAACCAACTCTTGGGGATCCATATGTGTAAAGTTCTTCTGGATCTGCTAAAGACTTATCAAATAAACATCTGCTTGCCATAATAGTTGCCATTGCAGCACCTAGCGAATGGCCACAGAACCAAAGTGTAGTGGATGAATCAAGACTTTGAATATCTTCTTTTACTAAAGGCCAAAGATCATCAACTTCTTTCTTGAATCCTTTGTGAACTCTTGAAACTGTTTCTGATATTACAGGCCATGCACGAAGATCTGCTTTGATATCGTTCCATTGAGTAGGTTGTGTACCGCGGCATGATATTACACAATCATTTTTGTTTTGAAATCTGTAACTTTGTGCACCATCTACATCATAATATTCTACCTGATCAAATCCATGCTTCTTAGCTTCTTTAGTTACTTTCTTTTGATCTAGGTAAGATATTTCTGCCAGCTTAGCAAATAACAAGCTACGTTGAATGAAATTCAAATCTTTAATCATGGTCTTCCTAATGATAAAATTTTATCTTGCTTTGTTTTCTTATAATCGTTAAGTTTATCTAGATAACCTGCGTTGCGAAGTTCTTTAAAGATCAAATTGCCAAAAGCAAATTCGCCTTCTTTTGCAATTGAATCACCTCTCATTTTTTTAATTTTATCTTTAAGAATTTCAATTGAATCATCACTAACATTATCTGCAATCATTTTATTAATCATATTTTTATAGAATTGAACTTTTTTTTGTAAATGATAATCATTTTCAAAATGCAAATCTAACATTTGCGGACGAGCCAACCATCTATTTTGAATTAAAGAATACACACCTTGATTTGCATGAGGTTTCTCATCAACATCTTGTGCATAAAGTTCAACAGGATAGCCATATATTGAAATATCAGGATGTTGTAATGTCCAAAGAATTTTCTTGTCTTGTAAATATTCATCCACAAAAGATCGATCAGGATTGATTGCTGATCTAGAAGTTACAATGTGTAAATCAATATCTGAATTTGGTGTATAATTATAGTTTACATTACCACCTGTTATAACAACATCATGTATTAATACTGGTGGAATTTTTGTAAATGCTACCCAGGCATCAGCAATTTGAAGAAGTTTATCACGAACCTGATCTTTTAAATTATTTGTTGCATCCCATAATTTAGGATTTAGTTCTTTATGATATTGTAATGTTGTATCTTCTTTTAAATAAGATTCAACTTTATTTTGAACAGTAATAATTTCAGTTTTACTTTTACCATCTGATCCAGATTTTTTAGTATTTAATGGTAAAGCATTTTGAGAACCTTGAACTATAGCTTGCTCAGCCTGAGAAATTTGTTTTGCTCTTTTAATATAGGCAAGAATAGGTTGTGATGTTAACTTAGATTTTTTTTGATGTTTTAATTGAACTTGACGAGAAATTCCTGGTTCACCTTTAAAAGAACCTGGAGGTTGACCAAGACCTGCAATGTCTCCACCACCAGCTGCATTTACTGGTGCACCATCTTCATGTAAATTATTCAAAGTATTAAATATTTCATTGAATTCTTCTGTGACAAAATTTTCAATTTCTTCATTGGAAATATCTTCGCGGATAGCTTTAGTTCTTAAAAGAAGCATAGTTGCTGCAATAGTACCAAGTCTTGAGGCACCACCAGGCACTTTTGCTATTAGCTTTTTAAGGTTAATAACCATAACATCAAATATACCAAGAATTTTTCTTTCGTCTGGTGTAAATCTATTCCTATCTTTAAGAAAATTACCTTTATCATCAATAAGACCATATTGATAGGCAGGCATCTTATTAAAAGGTGTTGTTAATTTCTTAATAAATTGATAGGTAAGAACTGTATCAAATACACCAGCCATTAGATTTTCCTCAACTCTTGTAGAATTTTTTCATCCAATTTAATATCTTTAGTATTTATAGTTCTACATTCAATACCAATATTTTCAATTTTTTCGGGTAAAATGTTAAGAAAATAAAGGAATGATTTAAGTTGGGGTTCCATACCTCTACATTTTAAAAATAACATTTTTGAAATGGGTTCTGGACCAAATACATTATTTAATATTATTATATGATTTAATATTAAACGTTCTTTAAGATCATCTTCTTCAAGATATCTATTGAGCAGTCTTTTGATATATTTTATTCTTTTTAAATCATCATAAAATTCAACGGTGTCATAACACTGGGGATTATCATAATGTTTAGCTGCATATAATAAAAAATTAAATTCGTCAAGTTTGTCCATGTTTTATTTTTATTAAATTAACCTATTCTTCTATAAGTTGAAGAGTTTCCATCATAAACCCAAGTTAAATAACCACCTGAAGATGAAATAGTAGCGTATACACCTGTGCCTATGGAACCGGATTCGTTTTCCATACTATCAGTACCATCAGTTTGAACATAGACAACACTACCACCAGCATTTATGTTTTTTACTGTATATTCTTTACCAGATGTAGGACTGGAAGGGAATACTAAATTAACATTTGCTCCTGCAGCATTAGGATCAGCAAAAGTTATATCATTGGCAATAACTGTTGGTCCTACTACACTTATAGTGGTTAGTGATTTTATACTTCCTGATGAACCAGTATAACCAGCTGTTCCTACAGACCCAGTATATCCTGTAGTTCCTGATGATCCTGTGTATCCTTCAGACCCAGTATATCCTGTAGTTCCTGATGATCCTGTGTAACCTGTAGTTCCAGTTGATCCAGTTGATCCTGTATATCCAGTAGATCCTTCAGACCCAGTATATCCTGTAGTTCCTGATGATCCTGTGTAACCTGTTGATATAGAACCATTAACTGAAATTAATCCACTAGCGTTTACTGTAACAGGAAACCCGCCAATATAAATTGTATTGTTACTAACCCACAACGATTTCCATTGCTTATTGGCAGATCCTAAATTAAAGACGTTGTTTTGGGTCGGAATAAAATCTGTATTTGCAAATATAGCTGTGGAATTTATACTAAGTTTTTCATCTTCTACATTCGTACCACCTGCATGCAATATTAGTGATGTACCTGTATTAGCAGTACCAATAGTTAAGTCGCCGCCAATATTATACAAGTAAGAATCACTAGGACCATTAATACTATAGGTTGGGTTATTATAGGTAGAACTATTAATACCCATATCTACATATGGACCGTCACCTGTTACTGGATCACCTACGTTATTGTAAGCAACAATATCAGCCGATGCGTCTGTTCCACCATCTAAATTTTGAATAGATACTTCTGTAAATGTATTAGCATCACCGGTAAATACTGGAAGACCTGTTTGTGATCCAAAATGTCTCCAAACAGCCCCGTCAAATATCCATCCCTGCTCGTCACCTTTTGCAAAGATATCGTAATATACTACGAAGTTGCCCGTAGCAGGGCTCTCTAATATATTACTTGAGCTTTGTTTTCCAGAATATGTTGTTACTCTAACATGATAAGGTCCATCACCTGGATTTAAATTTTTAATAACATAAGTTTTACCTGTTGTAGCAGCAGGTGTTGATGTGCCGTCAGGTAGTACAATTTCAATATTATTACTAATACTATTAGGATTAGCAAATATTACGTTATCATGTTCTGCAACTGAATACGTATTAGCGCTATCAACTAAGTGAAAATCTCTTACTCCGGAGAATGCTTGCCAGATAACAGCGTTGGTAGTTGCATCCCAAGTAGCAACAAAACCTTCTGATTGACCGTTTGAAGGTAGAACAGCTGTTCCCACAACATTTAAATAACCGGTACTGTTGGCTTCTAAGCTAGTACCAACTTTAATAGCACCAGAAGATGTGGTATTCGCATAACCAATAAGTTTTGTAATAGAACCAGCAAAATTAGTAAGTGTTACTTTATTAGTAGAGGGTAACCCTGCAGGATCATGAACTACCATTAATAGATCAGTATTAGCAACACTAGTAATGGCATTTAATTCAGAAATCTTAGGCATTGTTACCCTCTACTATTATTAATTATTTAATTATCAAGAATCAGGAAGGATTGAATCGTCTGATCCATCACCGGTGATTGTACCCATTGCAACAAGTGTTTCATACTGTACACGACCAGCACGTCCACCTGTACCAACTGTGCGTACTACCCAACCAGCATGTGCAACACCTTTGTTGCTACCGCCG